CCCACATTGACAGCACGATAAACGAGTATTGGCAGACCGCGCCAAACTTCCCGCCGCGGGCATTCGTTCAGAAGTTCCGCAAAGTCTGACACACCACCCGCGGAAGACCCGAACCAGGGCCGGCGCACATCCGGCCCGCGGGAATCCCGGCACACCGCCGGAGGAACCTACACACACCGCACAGCCGCCCACCGGCGGCAGAAAGGACAACACACCATGACACCCAACACGAAGAACCCCGCCCCGATCACCCTTGACGCCATCCGCGACGCGTTGACCGCCGCCGGCATCGACCCCGCCACCGCGGCCGCCATCATGGCCGACGCCTACAGCGAGCCGGAGACGGCCGCCGAGATCGGCACCGCGTGCCGCGTCCACGTGACACAGCACAGCAGCACCGGCAAGCTTGCGGATATGCTTTCCATCGGAACGCCGGCCAGCCTTAATCCCCGGTGTCAGGCCCGCCAGAAGTGCGCCGCGGCCATCTGCGCGAAATGCTACGCGGAGAGCCTTTTGAAGCAGCGCGGCGACCTTGCCGCCCGCCTTGCCGAGAACTTCGAAATTCTGACCGCCGGTGTCCTGACCCCCGCCGAGACGCCCCGAATCAAGAGCGCACTGCCGGCCCGCATCGAGTCGTTCGGAGACACGGCCAACGCCACGCAGGCCGCCAACTACCTTTTGACCGCCCGCAGGAACCCCGGCCAGCCGTTCGGCGTCTGGTCTAAGAATCCCGACCACTACGCGGCCGCGCTTGACATGATCGGCGGCACGTGGCCCGAGAATCTGTCGTTTGTGTACAGCGTGCCGACCATGGACCCGGCCAACGTCGACGACATCGCCGCCCGCTTTAAGGCAAAATACGGCTTTATCCAGTATGTGTTCGCTGTGTACACCAGCCGCGCCAACGCCCGCGCCGCCGGCCATCCGATCAACTGCGCACACCGCCAGTGTAAGACCTGCCTGCAGTGCTACCGCCCGCGCCCGCTGGCCGCCGCGCCCGTCATCGTCTCCGAGTTGCTTAAGGCAAAGCAGAACGGCGAAACCCGCCGCGCCCATGACGCTGTGCGCGCCTACCTGAAGCAGCACGCGCCGAACCTCCCGAAGCAGGCCGCGCTTGAGATCAAAGGGGACGCGGTCAGGAAGGCCGCCACAATCGCCGACGTTCGCGCCCTTGCCGCCGGCCACGACGTGACCCCCGACGAAATCGCCGCGGAGGCACTGCAGATCATCGCCCGCGCCTATCCGGCCGCTTGACCTGCAGCCACACAGCCCCGCGGAAACGGCCGCCAGGCACGCCCGCGGGCATCCGACCCGAAACCCCGAACCCAACACACCACCGCCGGCCGGAGAGCCGGAGAAAGGACAGAAGAACATGATCACCCCCGCAGAATTGACCGCCGCCGGCATCGCCCCCCACGCGGCCGAGATCGTTTTAGAATGGTCCGAAATCGCCCACGCCGCCCGCGCCGCGCTTGATCTCATCCGCCCGGCCGCATGGACCGCCCGCGCGATCTACCGCGCCGCCCTGCAGGACGTCCCCGCGTGGGACCGTCCGACCAGCCGTAGCGCCTACCGCGCCGACCTGCAGACATTGGCGGAAATCGTCAGGACCCGCGGCCGCGCCGCAGCCGCCGACGCCATCCGCGCCGCGCTTGATGATTGACCGCCACCCAATTGCAGACAGACCAGCCAAAGAGCCGACCCCCCGCGGGAAGGCTCTTTTTTCATGCCGCGCCGGTCAGGATCGCAGCCGGCAAAAAGGACAGCCGCGGCCAGGATGCCACGCAGAGCGCACAGGAAGCCCGCACAGCGCCGGAAAGCCCCGCGGCAGTATATCCCGCCACCGACGCGCCCAAAGCCCGCAGAACGTCGGAGAACGCGCCCCACGCGCACAGCACCCCGCACAGCACGCGCACAGCACGACAGGAGAGCAGGACCCGCGGCCGCCCGTCTGCCGGCAGGACCTGCAGCCCCCGAAGGAGATCACCGGCCACGGCAGGACCAGCCACGCCGGCCAGGACGACAGCAAGACCCGCCACAGCCCGCCCGCGTCCCCGATCCGACGCAGGAACGCGACCAGCCGCCACACCGACACACAGCACGCCCGCAGCGGCCACAGAACGCGCACAGAACGCCGCCCCGCATGCCGCGCGACAGGAAGCACAGCCGCCACGGCCCGCGGCCTATACGGCCCGCAGGAAGCGCCACCGCCGGCCATGGACCCCGCGCCCATCATCCTGCAGGACCTGCAGCACGTGGACCGCCTGCATCCTGCAGGAGATCACCCGCGGCCACCTGCAGCACGACAGGCCAACCGCGCCCGCCTGCATCGCCGCCCATGAGAGCCAACACGCGCACAGAGCGCACAGGAGGCCACGAGAGCGCGTTTAAGGCCGTCAACGTGTATTTATACCAGCGCGACCATAAAACGCGCCACAGCGCCGCACAGCGCGCCACAGAGGCATCCTAGGAACGCAGGCAGCCGCAGAAACCAGCCGCGCCGCCGAACTGCAGAAAAAGGGGAACATATGAATGATTGTTCATATGTTCATACGTTCAAACGTGGATCGGCGGAAAAGAGGCGGATGGTCAACCCGCGGCCGCGAAACTTGCCAAAAAGGGCCGGATCACCTGCAGCAGGACCGCGGCAGGACCACACCGCACGACGTGCAAACGGACAGCCCGAAAAGCGGACCAGGGCCGGCGGGAGAGGCCTACAGAGGCCACGCACCGCACGCGGTGACAAGTTCGCTTTACAGGTGTAAACCGAAGCCACAGCAGGCCACGAAAGCGCAAAATGTGCCACACATGCCGCAGGAAAGCACAACATGTTGTGCCTAATCCGCCGACCGACCGACGGCAGCCACACCACGCGCGGCAGGATGGACCGCGGCAGGCATCAAGGAGAGATCAGAGCGGCGACCAGGACCGCCCCGGCAGGGTGTTTTTTTGCGGCTGCAGGCCATGGCGGGTTACCCCTCCTAAAAACCGCGCTACAAAAAGAACTACCATGCGAGCGTGGCCACGTGGCAATTTGGCATGGTGGATCATGTGGCTTTTCGAGTTCCTAGCGGTGGCAATTCCACTGGCGACACAGCACTGGCTGGTTGGGGTTCTGTCGGCAATTCGAGTTTCTGCGGACTTCTGCACGATTGCAGAAAGAAAGAAAGAACCAAAGAAAGAAAGATGCTCTTTTATTCTTTACGTGTAAAAAGGAAATGGTAAAGTATACTTATAGGACAACCTTTTAGGTATATATATAATATATCTTTTCATTATGGTGCGATTGGCGTGCGATTGGCGTGCGACCCGTGTGCGATTTGAATGTCATCCGTGTGCGATTGGTGTGCGACTCGTGTGCGATTTTTATAAGTATTAGTAAAAGCCATTTTTTCTGGCCATCGGCATGGCCATATAAATGACCATAATCACGAATATTGACTTACCGTGATTATTGTGATAGCATAATGCAAACCGAATAAGGGTATACGAACAAATACTTTAACCGCCTTGATTATTTCGCCCACTTGGACAGGAATAGTCGAGGCGGTTTTTTTATATACAGCAACCATTTGGCGCTCAAGGGGAGGAGGAAGCGGCATGGCAGGCACGACCGATGGCAAGTATAAAAAGTACACCGGGCAGATAGTCAAGTCACGGACCGCTGACTATGATCCGAACCTCACGACGCGTGGCACTCCGCGACAGGTGTACCGCGCACCGTCGAAAGCGCAAAAGCGAAAGCGCGAGATGCTTGCCAAGGACCCAAACTGGAAGCCGAAGAAGCCAGGGATGAAGAAAGGCCAGCACATCAAATCGGTCGCTGAGCGCGTCGCCAAGCACGGCATGAGTGGCAAGCTGCACGAGTTCCGAGAGCTTGAAAGCGGGCAGGCCAAACGTGTTCATCTCTGGCTGTCCATCGAGCAGGTGGAATGGCTGGACTCCAAAGCGTTCCGAGAGGGCGTCAATCGGTCGGAGTGGATGCGGCGAATCATCGATGCCATACGGATGGCGGAACTGGGTCTGACAATGCCGGGCGGAGGCCAAGATGGCGAAGAATGATTACAAGCAGGTGGTCGGTGACGTGCTTGCCGATTACAACACGGAGATAATGCAGATCCTGAACAGCACGAAGAAGAAGCCTGCTGTTCACACTGACGAAGAAGTGCGCGACCGCGCGAACGACTACTTTGACGCATGCGGCATGAAAGGCATCCTGCCGGACCTCGCCAGCCTGGCTCTGGCGCTTGGGATCAGCAAGTACACGCTTGAAGGATGGGCCAGAGGATATGGCTGCTCTGCTTCGCGGCGCGAGGTCATCCAGTGGTGCTACACGGTGATAGAGGCGGCACAGCTTCAGGCGAGTGCTTCTGGGACGTTCAACCCGATACTGTTCGTGTTCCTTGCGAAATCGAAGTACGGCTACCGCGAGGATGGCACGACACCTGGTCTGGGCGGTCCTGCGGTGATTGACTCCTCCAGCACGCCTGCGGAGATAGCCGACCGATACAACACGCCGCTGGCAATTCAGCTGCCGAGTATGGCACAGCATGATGATCTGATTGTTGACGCGGATGTTCCGGCCGATAAAGCGCCGATTGACATAGAGCATAACAATGCCGATACAGCAATAGACGATGGCACACACGATTAAACGAGTCGAGTGATACGTCCGTCAGACAACGAGACGCCATGATGGTGCAAGCCCATCTATCGGCGCGTCTTCCATGGCCCTGAGACACCATGTGATGACCTCCTTTTGAGCGGGTACGGCGATAGGCTGTGATTAAAGGGACTTCAAATGTCCCGCCCGTGTTTACCGTTTGTAAGTCGGGCCGGATGGCTTGTGCGTGTGCCACCGTAACCTGCGGACGGACCTGCGGTCTGACCAGCCGCTTCGCGCTTTGCCATCGCACCACCTCCTGTGATTGGCCATGTCGATTCCTCCTTCATCAACAAACACGCACCTTGAGGTAAAAATGTCGAATTACAACGATTTGACAAAGAAAATATACGCGGACATGTCGTTGCGTGGCGTGACTCTACGGCACATTCAGGACCTTTTTGACCTGTCAATCATCGAGATCCGCACGAACCGCTCATTCGACCACGATGCCGTCTTCCGCGTGACCTCGGATGTCAAATCGGCGCTGAAGCAGATACTGGCGCAGGGGCGCGATGACAAGATTCAGGAGTTGTACGACCACTGCCTGCTGCTTGAAGCGCCATATTTGCTGGACTCGTACTGCCTGTACATCGAAAAGAACAGGCCTGCGGACGAGCGCTTTTACGAGCCGCGCAGGAAGACGCTGATAAAAGTAGTGAACGCTCTCCAGCGCCTGGAAAATGACGAGATGGATGAGCAGTTCATTCACATGCCGGCGCGCACCGGCAAGTCGATGATGCTCACAGAGGCGTTAGCATGGCATGCCTGCCGCAATACCGAACTGTCAAACCTGTACGTCACCTATACTGAAAGCGTGGCCAGCGCGTTTCTGGACGGCATAAAAGAAATCATGCTCGACCCGACATACCTGCATAGAGACGTCTTCCCTGATGCCGCGATTGTTGATACGGATGCCGTTGCACACACCCTAGACCTCGGCAGAAAGAAGAAGTACAAAAGTATTAGTACAAAGGGACTCGAAGCGAGCCTGAACGGAGCTTACGATGCGCGTGGATGGGTCCTTGTCGATGACGTCATCAAGGGTGTCGAGGAAGTAATGAACCCTGAGGTGCTGCATCGCAAGCAGTTGCTGTTCGATAACAACCTGATGCGGCGGCGGAAGACTGGCAGCAAGGTGATCTACAACGGCACGATATGGTCACTGCACGACATGTACATGGACCGTATGCGTTTCCTTCAGGAGTCACCAGAGGCGAAGCACATCAGGTGGGACGTGCTGAAGATACCTGCGCTGGACCCGATTACGGACGAAAGCAATTTCGATTACGACTACGGCGTCGGTTTTTCGACTCAGTACTATCGCACAGAGCGGGCCAAGTTCGAGGCCAACGAAGACATGGCCGGGTGGTACGCGCAATTTCAGCAGGAGCCGATTGAACGTGATGGTGCGCTCTTCGTTCCGGGACACCTGAACTACTACAATGGCGTGCTTCCAGAGGAAGAGCCTTTGAAGATAGTTGCGGCCTGCGACGTTGCGCTTGGTGGCTCTGACTTCCTGTCAATGCCTGTCGCCTACGTGTACGAGGATGGCAGTGTGTACGTCCACGACGTGGTCTTCGACAACTCCGAGAAGAACATCACACAGCCAGAGGTGGTAGAGGCCATCGTCCGAAATAACATCAGCAGCGCGTTCTTCGAGGCCAACCAAGGTGGCGAAGGATATAAGCAGGACATCGGGCGGCGGCTTGCGGAGAGAGCAGACTTCAACAATGGGCGTGGCATTCAGCTGGTGTCGAAGTATACGCCAGGCACGAAGCGCAAGGAACAGCGGATATGGGACAACGCGCCGGCGATCCGCGAGATGTTCTTCTTAGAGCCTGACAAGAGGAACTCGCAGTACAGCAAGTTCATGACCAACTTGTTTTCCTTCACCATAAACGGCGTGAGCAAGCACAAGCACGATGACGCGGCTGACAGCATGGCGATGTTGGCACAGTTTATCCAAAAAGGAAGTGGCGTCAGGTCGGCGAAAATCATTCACGGCTTCATCTGATAGGGGGCATTGAAAGTATGGGAAAAGAGGCGCTTTGCCGATGCGATGAACTGCGGCGGGAGATAGCATGGCTGGAAAACCGCGTGAAGGATCTGCGGGATGACATTGCCAGACTTGAATCCGGCGGGACGGTCAGAGACATGGTCAAGGGCGGCAGTGGCAATGACCAGATATACCACATCGAGGGCATGCCATTGCGTGATTTGGAGCGCAAGAAAACGCTCATCGGTGACAGGCTCGTGCGGCTTTCGGGGAAGCAGGTCGAGCTTGAAGAGGCTCTGACGGCGGCCGAGGAATACATCATGTCCATCGACAACAGCCGAGTGCGGCAGGCGCTGGAGCATATCTACATCGATGGGTGGAATCATGAGCGTACGGCGGCGGCTCTCCATGTCGAACGTAGCACGGTGACAAAATGCATCAAGCCGTACGTCTGACGGCAAGCGGATTTTTGTGAAAAGCGGGAAGTTTTTCGGCTGAAAAGTGTGAAAACATAAAGTTTCACCCAAATCACCGTAAATCACATTATAATGCAAGGTAGGAATTGTCTCGGAAGGGCAACCGAGATGTTCTCAAACAACCGAATATGCGCAGGTACCACACTCCGGGGTGCCTGCGCTTTTTGTTTGCCCAAAAATAATGCGAGGTGTGGTCATGTCGATCATGGACTATGACGGCTGCGGTCGGCGCGTGATTTACACGAACGTGCCGGAAGTGACCGAAGACAACATCATATCGGTGCTTCAGCAGGCGGCCATTATCCACGGCATGAATGCTGAGCGCGTCAACTACCTTCTGCGGTACGAAGCTGGCTATCAGCCGATTGCCCGCGTGAAAGTGTTCCGGCCCGAGATAGATTTTCAGGCTTGCGACAATGTCGCAAACGAAATTGTGGAATTTAAGCGCGGCTTCCACTGGTCGAATCCTATCACGCTTGTACAGCGTGGCCTGAAGGATTCTGGCGGCGAGGAAGAACAGCGTGGCGTGTCACTGCTGAACGAGCAGTACCTGGCGAATGGCATTCAGGGCAAGCAGCAGGACCTTGGCCGTTTCGTGGAAATCTGCGGCGTTGGCTACACGTACGTTGACGTGAATGCCAACTGGCAGCCGGGCGACGCCTACTACAACATCGTCACGCTTGACCCGCGGTACACGTTCGTCATCCGCTCGAACTACTACGTGGATCACCGCGTGATGGTCGGCGTTACGTTCAGCACTGACGACAGCGGCAACACCTACTACACTGCGTTCACGAAGGACCGCCGTTATGAGATACAGAATCTCGTCACGAAAGTGAACGGCCAGCGCCGTGCCAAAGCCGTTTGGGAAGAAATCTCTGGCCGCGGCAACGGAAGCCGCAATCCGCTCGGCATGGTGCCAATCGTGGAATGGATTCGCGATTACGACCGCACCGGCTGCTTTGAGCGGCAGATTCCAGAGATGGACGCGCTTAACGTGATGGCTTCCGACCTCGTCAACGATGTTGACCAGACAACGCAGAGTATCTGGTGGGCGAATGACGTCGATTTCGAGAGAGATCCTGAAACGAACGAGCCGAAGAAACCTGGGTCTGGCGACTGGGTCATGTCTCAGACTGCTGAGAATGGCAAGCCTAGCATTCAGGCGCTCTCGCCGAACTACGACTACAAGGGAATCCTTGAGAACTACACCGTGCGGCGCGACCTCATCCTGCAGAAGTGCAATGTTCCTCGCAGGTCCAGCACCTCTGGTGGCTCGTCAGGCGTGGCTATGGATTCCGCCAATGGTTTTGCGGTCGCTGAACTTTCTGCAAGCAAGCAGGAGTACATCATGGCGGCCTGCAAGATGGAAGAAGTCAAGGCGGTCCTTGCGGCCATCAGGCTGTGTCCGGCCATCGAGGCTGACAGTCCGCTGCTGAAACTGCGGTACTCCGATATGCAGGCGAGCATCAAGCGACAGAAGAACTACGAACTTACCACCAAGATCAACGCATTTGCGACCGGCGTGTCTCACGGCATCAATGGCCTGCATATGCTCCGCGCCATCAACCTCTTCGAGGATGTCGCTCAGGTTTGGGACGACTCCGAGAAGATGATTACCGCGTATCAGGAAAAGGAGTGCAAGGAAAACCGCACCACCAATTCAAGTTGGTCATATCGTCGTTCAACATGGTCAAATGGCGATGGGAATGGCGAACTTGCGCCTGACTTCGACAAGAACGACCAAGATGAGTCAGACCAGCAGAGTCCGACCAAGGAAGGGTAAGGTAAGCGATGGCAACAGTGCTGAGTTTTGATGAACTTAACAGGCTCGGCATCGAGCGCAGGAGCGTTCCGTATCGTGAGTGGTTCTCGGCAATTGGCCTGCCGCAGGCGCGGATTGACCGTCGTGTCGAGGTCGCTGAAGCGGTGGAAAACGCCATCATGGACTGGTTCTATTTTGTTTCAGTCATGCTTGGCGATGGCACATACTTTAACACGGCCATGGCGGCGAACGTGCTTAACCAAGGCCTGCACGATGCCGTCCCAAGATTAGAGGATGGCTCATACCTCGACATTTGGCTTCGGGATCTTGCGCAGGAAATAACCGCAAGCACCCAGCGAAACATCGCAGACCCTTACTACCTGTCGGAAGACAGAGCGAATGTCATCGCCGAGAATCAAGCGCATACGGTCGCATCGTACGAGGAGTACGAGGACGCAGAAATGCGCGGCTTCACGTATAAGACGTGGCACGGCATGCTTGATAACCGTGAGCGCGAGACTCACATAGAGGCGGAAGGGCAGACGGTGCCAATTGGCGAAGACTTCTTTGTCGGGGAAAACTCATTTTTCATCGCTCCGGCAGTACCGTCTGACATGGGCGCTGATCCAGAAGAGTACGTCAACTGCCGCTGTTGGGCAACATACGAGTAAGCGCACGAAAAAACGGACAAAAAGCGCACGAAAAGCGCACGAAAAACGGACGAATAATCAGTCGCATTTATTTGCGGCTGTTTTTTTGTTGGTCAGAGCGGAACACGCCTCTCGGTAAAACGATGCGTACCACGTTCCGACAACATACACGGTCAGAGAAGACCTAAATCGCACCCAATAAATCGTCAGAGAAGACGTTAATCGCAAAGCATCGTCAGAGAAGACGTAAATCGCAGAAAGGAACTGAAATGGCAGAAGAGAACAAGGGCAACGAAGTCAACCAGAATCAGCAGGCCGAGCAGCCTGGCGCTGAGAGCAGCGCACCGTCCAAACCCGCTACGGAAAAGTCCGTGGAACAGCGGTACGAGGAACTCATGGTGGAGTTCGCGAAGCTGAAGCGTGCTTCCGACAAGAACGCTTCTGAGGCTGCCGACTGGCGCAAGAAATATCAGTCTACTCTTTCCGAGAAAGAGCAGATGGATATGGAAAAAGCGGAAGCGGCGGCAAAGCGGGAAGAAGAGTATCAGGCTCTCCTGCGTGAGAACCGCATCAACAAGCTGGAGAAGACCTATCTCGGTCTCGGCTATCTGCCTGACGAAGCAGCGCAGATGGCTGTAGCAGAAGTGGATGGGGACTTCGACACCAGAGTCAAGCTGATGAACTCTGTCGATTCCCGCAAGAAGAAAGAGTACGAAGCCGAATGGTTGAAGACGCGGCCCGAAATCAATGCCGGAACTGACGCTGCGGAGGAAGACCCCTTCATTAAGGGCTTCAAGTCCGTAAACAACTTCAAACGATAAGAGAGGTAAGAAAGATGGCGCTGAATTACGCTGAGAAGTATTCTCCCATCGTTGACGAGCGTTTTGCGCTGGGTGCGCTGACCAACGGCATCGTCAACAACAACTATGACTGGGTTGGCGTGGAAACCATCCACGTGTTCTCCCGCGACCTTGCCACTGTTGGCAACTATTCCATGACGGGTACGTCCCGCTATGGCACGCCCACGGATCTGGGCAATCAGAAGCAGGACCTGACCCTGTCGCGTGACCGTGCTTTCACCTACATCATCGACCGCAAGACGGAGATGAACACCGTCGGCACGATGGAAGCCGCCGCTACTCTGGCCGAGAACATCGACCAGGTGATGATCCCGGAAATCGATACCTACCGTATCGCTCAGCTGGTCGCCGGCGCCCCGGCCGGTCATGTGAAGACCGCCGCTGTGACCGCTGCCAATGCCTACGAGGAGTTCCTCGCCGTGCAGGAAATGCTCGACGACGATAAGGCTCCCGTCGGCGGGCGCAGAGTTCTGGTCACCCCGGCTTTCCTTAACAAGATCAAGCTGGACGAGAACTTTGTGAAGCGTGGCGACCTGGCCACCGAAATCGGCATCAACGGTGTCGTCGGCGAAATCGACGGTGTGACCGTCATCAAGGCCCCGACCTCCTACTTCCCGGAGAACGTTGACTTTGTCATCACCCATCCGGCTGTGATGCCTGCTCCCGTCAAACTGGCCGAGCTGAAGATCCATGACAACCCGCAGGGCATCTCCGGCTGGCTGGTTGAGGCCCGCTTCTACTATGATGCGTTCGTGCTGAACAACAAGGCCAACGCCATCGGCGTCCACAAGAACGCCTGATAGAAAGGAGCGTCAATGGCGAGAGTCACCAAAGACGGCATCGCCTATAACGTGACGAATGAGGTGCAGTTGTCTGCATTCCTCAAGGGCGGGTGGAAACTTGCCGAGGAAGAGCAGGCGGCTGCGCCTGCTGCCACAGACGAGCCGGTCGAGGAAAAGCCTAAGCGTACGCGCAAGGCTAAGAAGTAAGCGGAGGCAGAACGATGGACGAGAATAGCATCTATGAGAGCGTGTGTGTCCGACTGGGGCTGTTCTCGGTGGACGCACAGAGCGGTGGCATCACCGTTACTGCCGATGCTAAAACGGCGGTCATACTCCAACAGATAGTGACCAAAGCGGTCGCAGATTGCACCAGACGGCGCGGTTATCCTGCCGCATACACGGCAGATATGATTGCTGCCGACATCGCGCAGTTTGAGAGCGTTGCGGTCGACCTGTCGATTTATGACTACAACAAGATGGGCGCAGAAGGGGAGTCCTCGCACAATGAGAATGGAACGTATAGATCTTACGATACGCGCCAGTCCGTGTTGCGGCAGATTCTCCCGCTCACCAAGGTGGTGACGAAATGAGGGTTTTGGAGAAAAACAAACGCCCGATTTACTACTCGCGCAGCCTTGGTGAGCAGCCTGTCTTTGCACGAGACGCGGAAGGTAACGTGATTTACGACACGATGCCTGACGGCGCTTCAGTACCACGCAGGACCGGCGGAAAAGCGCAAGCCTACGAGCTTGCTCAGCCTGCAGCGGTCAACATCGCGATTGGCGCGGCGGCCTTAAAACCGTCACCCTTCGGATTCAACTTCTCCGGCTACACCGGCGTTAAGGAATTCGACGCGAAGATTGTTACCGCGTTGGATGAGTACCCAATCAATGAAGGTGCGCTGATCTGGTACGGAAGCACTCCGCCGGACACTGCTCCTACGGACGTCTCGCAGGCGGACTATTTCGTCATTGCGGCGTACAGTTCGCTTAACGAGACGACATACGTTTTGCAAAAGGTTCAGCGATGAAACGCGTTTTTACTGCCAGACTGAAAAGCGGCGACTTGCGGCATTTGATACACGAGCTTCGCGAGTACAAGGACAAGACTTTGCCTGACTTGGTGAAGGAGTTCCTGCGGCAACTTGCCGATGAAGGTATCTCGGTCGCGAAAGCCTATGTCAGAGGAAGCCGCTATGAAGACTTCGTCGTCTTTGAGAAGACGGAGTATGGCGGCAGGAGCAATCCTAAAAAGACGGTGGTAATCGCAGGTGCCAACAACAGCCTTAAATTCCAAAAGGAATGGTACACGCTCAGTCACGGTGAGTTTGTCAGG